TAAAATCTTAAACAAATCAGTATTTAACTTGAAAATATCGCTTTAAAAAATTTTGGATATAATTCCCATTTGGCTGTCGGATATTTCTCAATGTTTTCAGCTACTAGATCATGTACCTCTTGTATTGTACCTCTATTTTCATCAACGTGAATAATCTTTCCACCAGTAATTCCAATTTCCTCACAAATCACGTTATAATACATCTTCTCAGACATATTACTCCCCCTTCTCTTTTTCACAGTCTTCAGTATACTCCACTAAATCGTTCAATGTTACATTTAATGCATAAGCCAATTTACACAACGTTAATACGCTAGGAATGGCCTGTTCATTCTCAATCCTACTGATTGTCGACCTATCAACCCCCGATTTCTGCTCTAGTTCTCTTATTGATATACCTTTTTCTATTCTTACGTCACGCAATTTTATAAACATGCAAACACCTCTACAATTTAGCTGTATACATAGTATTTGCATGTGCAATAAATTTATTAATGACATGATATCACATAATTTTCCAAAAGTCGGTTGTTAGAAAGCAACCATTAATTACAATAATTAATATGTACATTTTAAATATTAGCGTAGATTATTATTATCACAATATTCGCATAGCCCGGTCAGTTCATCTTCAAGCTGAGTGATTTCCTCACCGCATTCATCGCAATAATGCCTCTCAACTCTAAAAAATGGGCAGGAGTTATATAAACATGGAAGTCCACAATCGCAACACTCAGATACGTATTTTAACAAGACATCACTTCCTTACTTAACCTGTAATCCAACTGTTGTTCCAAGATATTTCTTGAAGTCTACAAATAAATCATAAATTCCTCCATGATTAACTGAGTCTACAAACGATTGCCAGAAATCACCTTCTGTTACTGCAATTGATTCATCGCCATGTATTCCGTTACGAATATTATCGAAGACTGTCTCGGCAGTGTCACCCTGAATAGGAGTCCACAATCCCGTACCTTGATTATACCAAATAGATGGATCATATTTAGCTCTATCTGGATCAAGATATATTTCCATAGAAACCGTCTTACCAGATACCATAATATTGCTAACCATGATAGCGTCTATAATACGATATTGTCTCTCATAAAGTTCTGATGGCTGATATTTGTCATAATACTCACTATAAATAAACTCTTTCAAGTATTTAGGTAAGTTCAGTTGCATAGCCTTATACCAGTCTATGATCTTTTTAATCATATAAGATTCTAATTCATTTAGCCCTATAACATTAGCCATATTATTTGTTAACTTTCAGTTCTGCCATTTTCTGTTCATGCGCTTGCTTGGATACTTGACTAAGATACTCCTTACTAAGCGTCACATCAGATGTTATCTTTGACATATCAGTCATAAATGATTTTAGTTCTTCTGAGCTAATGTTATTGTTGAACTTTGTTAGCATTTCTGTCACTTTCAGCTGTTCTTCAGCCACCTTATTCTGGTTTTCAAGTAATTCGCTATACTGATTTAATAATAGGAGAGTAATAGCTTTCTTTGCCTCGTTATATTCTTTTCTTGCTGTATACCATTCCTTAATTTTCTTTAACATATAATCATTCTCCTTTAACCTTTTTAATAATCTACTAGTTTCCAAGTATATCCGCCAGAGGTTTTTAGTTTTCCGTTACACGAATTACTTATTCCCTTTTTATCAACTCCGGTCTTTTTTGAAGCTTCATATATAGATTTATATACGGATATAACTTTCCCATCTAAAGTACATTGGGCTACAGTTTTTCTGTATGGCCTTAATACTATAGTTTGTTTTTTATATGTAACAATATTTTTAAAATAATCTTCAGCAAAACGAAATATTAATCCACCAGTGTTTGTATATCTACCATGGCATACATCTAAAATATGCGATGTGTGAACTCCAAGCTCTCTTTCAGCATCTCTTGCACAATTAAATTTTTTAATCAATTTATAGTTAGTGTCTATTTGAACTATTTCTCTTGCCATTGGATTTTTGCCGCCAAAATGACTTTCACTAATTTTTTGTTTCCACTCATTTGAAAACCTTCTACCAATCAATGCTTCTTTTATATGTAATTTATGCTCTCGTGATAATTTTCTACCTACAATTTTCTGACGAATTTTGTCCTTCTGTTCGTCAGTCAATACGCGTCCACTTGCTCCGTCTCCCCCGTTTGTGCAGTTGTAACCCAAAATTCTATTGTTGCTACGATAATGAGAGATTAAATCCACTTCAAATTGTTTTGCTTCTGTTTCACTTAATTTGTTATATAAGACAATATGATCGAAGTTACTCCAACCGTATTTTTTAATAGCGTTGTAAAAATATGGAGAACTACTATAATGCTTTCCGTTTGACCATCTGCGTTCAACGCTTTGTTTTGTGATGCCAATATATCGTTTATTATTTAATTTGTTGATATGTACATAAACCTTATAATCTCTTTTTTCTTTCTGCTCTAGCTTTTTTAACTCGCTCATAATCGCACCATCCTCCATCAATCTTTGAATAGCAAATCCATTTATAGTCAACGGTGGGATAGTGATACCAGAATAATTTTCTCTTTAGTATAGCGACACTATCAGGACAGCCCTTAGTATCAATAACTTCTTCATGACCATCTTTATAAACAATAAAAAAGTCAGCCACATATTTAATTGACTGAACTGATTTCATATCGTGCACGAACTTTGGTTGTAACTCATATGGTTTTTGCAATTCATAATCCACCACATCGCCACTCTTCACTAAAGGACAAAGAACGTCACGAAAATATTCCATTTCAAGAATCGAATCGAAAATTATTCCGTTATGGGTTCGTTTACTTTTATCTTTATCAACGTTAAATTTTGTTCTGGCTATTTTTATTTCCTACTTTCATTTGATTTGTCCATTAAAATAGGACAGAGGAGTAGTAATTACTCAACTGTCCATTTACTCTTTACCACTTAAAATTAGGCAATATTTGATATAAAATTGTCATGGCAATTCCACCAAGAAAGACCCATGCCAATTTGTCTTTGATATTATCCCAGAATCGTTTACTTTCTGTCGCTGGACGATTCTCAATTTCTGTCACCTTTATTGTTAATGCATCCTGCGACTCTTGGATTTTAGAAACTTTGCCATCCATACTGATTACAGATTTACCGATATTTTCAACGCTATTAGCTATCTTAACGAGAGATATTTGCGTTTCATTCAGTTTATCCATATTAGCTTCAAGTTTATCAATTCTATGTTCATTTGATTTCCCGCGACTTTTAACTTCCTGTAATTCTACAGCAAGACCAGAATAGTTCTCATCCATACTCCAACCCCTTCTTTAGAAAACTTTGAAATGGCTAGTGTCTGGATTAATTTCCTCCTTGCCTTCCCAAATTCCATCTTTATTAATAAAATAATATACATCGTCATTACTTTTAGATTTTACATATGTATTTGTCACCATTTCACCAGAATTACAGAAGTAATACCATTTGCCTTTAATATAGCCCCATTGGTTTGCAAGCATTGCGCAGTTATCATCGAAGTAATACCACTTCTCGTTGAGCAAATACCAGTCCCCCTGAACAGCGTAGCCATTATCGCCTAAAAAGAAGCTCCAGTATTCCTCTCCATCAGTTCTAGAGGTCCATTTATACCAATTATTCTTTACACAATCTCCCGTATTACCAAGGTAAAGTCTCCAACGACCATCTTCATATTGCCAACCAGACTTCTTTATTAGTTCAGGTTCAATAGCAGCTTTAAAGCTGTCCCAAGAGTGTTTGGTATGATTATATACATAAGGGTTTGGACATATCTTTCCGGTAACATCATGGTGACGAATTACATGATCAGCTGGTACATTGTACTTTTTCATCAATTCTTTTGTTAATTCAATGGCTGCTCTAACAGTGGAGTCCTCAAAGTACCAGTCACGACTTGTATCCGCTTGACTGCCATTATTCCTGACACACATTTCAATTCCTATGCTGTTCTGATTCCTGCATTCTGGGTGAACATAGGCTTTTGCCCCACAATGCCATGCTATGTCTTTATCTTCAACAGATTGCCAGATAGCTCCATCAAAGTTAACGTAATAGTGAGCACTGGCTCCAATGTATTGCGAAGCATAATATTTACAGTTTGCTTCGGCTCCACCAAGAGCGCCGACATAGTGAATGACAATGTACTTAATGCGGCCTTTGTCACCTAAATTATAATTATAAGGAGTGAGATACTTTTTAATAATCATATCATTATTCTCCAATCTTTATTAATTCTTATCAATCCACTGCTTCATAGCCTGATGAAGCCCTGTGCTTGCCAAACCGCTAATCATTCCGCTTAGTATGACCTGAGGAGTAACAACCCAATTACTTAACCATGCTGATAATACAATGCCTAAAACCGCACATGCAGTTGGGATATACTTGTTATCCACATCTTTAATCCAGTTCTTTAAGACATAACCAAAACATAAACAAATTCCTAAAACCACCGGTAGCATAAACTCATTTAAAAATTCCATAATATGTACTCCTTTCATTTGAAGCAAAGTTGAATTTTATTGTAACTTAATTTGGCTTATGATCTTTCCAATAAGACCATGCCATAGAAGTTTCTGGCTTGTAATAATATCCGATTAACTTCCCATCATACCCCTCGTCTAGCCATACAGGTTGACAATTCATTTTCGCATATGTAACAATCTGTTTCAGATTACATATTTTAATCAGATCATTCTCACCATAAACCGTTTTGACATCTTCAAAAGATTTACATTTAATCAATGATAGTTTCCTTTCTGTTCGTAAAAAATAGGTCACATACGCAACCTAGTAGATTGAAATATATGACCTAAATAATACAATCAATCCACTATGTTTTCTGCACACTCTGCTTTGAAAACCTCTCTTTTTGGCTTTAAGGATTTTGAGTATTGATCTTCGTCAACAACCTTAAATCCGTCTTTTGTTTTCTCTACATATATGGAGCCAGATACATCATTCTTATCTGTAGCAAATTGAATTTGCTTACCATCAAATAATGCTAGAATTATATGCGTATTTTTATTGTAGCTAACTACGTTACATAATTTAATCATTAATCCCCCTCAAAAAAGAGAGTGGTAATCCACTCCCAAATCATTGTTATTCATCTTCAAGAATAAGATCCAGCATTTCATTTTTATCATTGACCATTAAGTCACATGTGATGGTTAAAGTCGCAGGATCTCCGGTATTAGACATTCCAATACTCATATTTGACTGAGGGGTAACCTTATATGCAACAAACTTATATGGAAGAATTTCATCGTTCTCTGTCTTATTCACAGTATCACCATATACAGTAAACGCTTTCGGGAAAGAGCTACCCTTAATAGAAATCCTCTGAACTTTATCTGTAAACTCTTTCACATAATATGCAATTACCTTATCGCCGTCAGATGCTCCGGTGACAGTAACTTCGGTTCCAGCAACTGTTGCAGTCAAAGCAGTTCCGCAATCATCATCACTAGCAAATATATTAACGGTTGCTCCTGTAGCTGGAGCGGAAGTTAAGGTTGCTTTGCCAGAAGCTACAGTTAACACCTCTCTAACCATAAACTTCGCTGTGCGTGAAATATCGCCGCCTGTTAAAAGCTGATATAGTTTAAAGCTCTGGATCTGAGTCTCGATTGTTAATGTACCACCTCGTTCTCCAGAAAATGAAACTCGTTTAGGGTGGCCTTTACCACCATAGGCAAATACCGTTTCCCCAGTTACCTCAGTTGTGCTAACATTGGCGTAATCCATGTTCAGAAACGGCTTTTTAGTTGCATAATCTTCAAAGATTAAGTCACAAACTTCTCTGTTTGCAAATGTCTGTCCCATCTATCTAATTCCTCCTTGTTCTTTAAAAATAAAAAAGACATGTCGCAATGACATGTCTAGTTATCTGTTTTATACCATTCATTTCCTTTGAATGTATTTTTTTCGTCTCCATAAGCGGCAACCCTTGTGCTTTGTATATCAAAAAACACATTTCCTTGTTCTCTTTTGAAATGCTCATAAAATTGAAATATCGTTAAATCCCATACGTTTGTAAAATTAATTGAATTGCTTTTTACTGAAACAGCAGTAATAAGATTTGGGAGATCATCATCTTTGCTTTGCTTATTACCATCGTTATTTTTCTTCTTTCCGAGCTGAAGCTTTTTGATTATATCTCTAGCCTTTTTGCTTTTGACTTTTGATAAATCAACATCTGTGTCTGAAACTGATATTCCGCATCTTTGCAAGATGACATCACAAACTATAGGCAATATTCCTCTTGCTATATATCCAAAATCGTTAGTTGTATTTCTATTACCATCACCTGAGATTGTGTAAAAGATTTGGCTTTCGCTATCATAATTAATATTTTTATCAATAACAAAAAATACTTTGTTTGACTTATCCCAAAATACAGTTTCCATAAAAAAGAAGTTGAATAATTTTTCGTAGAATTGTTGTAAATAAGCATCTTCCTCAATAAAATACATCATATCCAGATGGACTTGTTCTTCATCGCTTAACGAGTTATACCATGAAAGCTTTTCTGGCCTAACTTGCTCACAATATTTTTGAGGACTCATTAATAGCATGGCAATGAACATTTGATAACCTTGATATGTAATATTTTGATTCCATATTTCTTTTAATTTAGGAGACTTTATTCCGCCTATAACAATTGGATTATGATTTATATCTAGAGTCAAACGATAAGGGTATGGAGATATTAAATCCGAATAATTTAGTCTCATAATTCACCTACCTAAAAGCCTTAATATCAAATGTCAGTACATGTCCAACATAATCATTCGTTAGGAAAGCGCTCACTGAAACCAATTCTGGTATGCCAATTCCGAATTTTCTTCCATTATCTTTATCTTCAAATAGTAATTCTTCAACACATTGAGCCAGAACATCGTATCTATAACCGTAATACCCTTTTGGTATTTGAGGATATTCAATGATCTTCTTATGACAAAACGCCTGTACCGTCAATCTTATTGTTTTTATTGATGAACCACCCTTATACATTCCACTATCGAATAAAACATAGCTTTGTGTTTCCTTAATTGTATCTGGAATATAAAGGTGTGGGATTAGATATTTCTCAAGTTCCGTATCTAAATCATAGCCCCCATCTTCGTAATTCTCTCCCAATATAAGTTTACAAACAGTATCCGAATTTTTTAAGAGAGAGCGAAATATAACTTTGTATTTACCTAATTCTTTTAACATTTCACCCTCCTTAGATTGATAACAAAACGGCGACTTCCACAGTCTTGCTTGTTGTATTTTCAGCATCGGAAAATGTTATATCAAACCTTTTCCCATCTAAGTTGAAGTTGCCATCTGGAATTTTTAGCCTGATTGTATTAGCTGAAATAGTAGAAGTGATTTTATCATTAAAGTCTGACATGATTTTCCATTCACCAATCTGATCTATAGTGTTGCCATTAGGATCAGATAATGAGCCTTCAAATTTCTTGTAGTTTGAACCAATCTTTAAAATTGGATCTCCGATGAAACTAATCTGCGATAAAATTGGACTTTGATTGCCATTATCATCACTTGGATCAGTGGGATAGGGTAGGGCAGTAGGCTCTACGTAGTCACATATCCATACTTTATTGCCAGTACCATCATCAATGAGTTTGTCATTGCCTGGGCTTGCTACTGTTTGAGTAAATATTAGATTTATCAGCCCTTTATCTGAGAAATCATAGGATATGTCATCTACTCTAGTAAGCTCATATGGCCTACATTTCCGAATGTTTTTTGACATATGTATTCTCATATTGTTATCTAACATCATGGTTTCATCATCATATGGTAGATAAACCATAAACTGATTAGATTGAAGAATAAGAGTCTTAGTTTCCTTTTCACCATTATTATAGGCTGAAGCATTTAAAACGTGGGCGTATCGAGATACTATTTCACCTGATTCATTTTGCCAGTGTAGTTTGTAATTGCATATGCTGGCAGCTGATTTGTCGTATACACCATTATTATCAACCTTACCTTTCAACAACCAGATTACACTTGATTTATCCTTGATATAATGATACAAGTTTAAAGTTCCAATATTTGATAAAACTTGTCTCTTAATTGAATTAATATCGGAATCTGCCGTTTTGTTTTGGATCACGGCTCTTGAAGTAAACTCAATTGACATATCACTATTGTAAAAAACAACATCTTCTCCAACCTCTGAAGATACCATTTCCGAAAATGAGTCTGATTTGTAATCATTGAATGCATCGTTTTCCAACCCACTGGATAGAGAAGGAGAACTGATTAAATACCATTCTTTCATAATTCACCGCCTTAAACAAAAGCGGTCGGCTTTTGATTTTCAACCATTTCAGATGATTTGCTTTCTAAGTATCCAAGATGTGCCTTTTCTGCCGTCTTTGCTCCATTAGATCCGTCCCAACTTAAATCCTTTGTGACAATGCTAACTCTCTTATTTACAAGGGAAACTTGTCTCTCCTGATATAATTGATACATAAATTGAGCAAGGGTGTCTATGATATATTGGTCTAACTTAACATCAAATTCCATTAATTCTTCATCGAAATGCAGTTCATCTAATTCAACAGAATATCTTCCTATTGCCTTCTTTAACCATATCAATTCAAGAGAATCTGGCAACACGGTTTTTTCAGCAAAGGAAGATTCAAAAGAGTCAATAACATCTTTTGCTAATGTATAAGCCATTTTCTCCTCCAATCCTACAGTTTGTTTCCGGTATAATTAAGACAAAACTGTATCTTCTGATAATCATTAATGTTTAACGTTTTAATCATTTCAATAAGAAATACTTTTTCTGCGCGCGTAATAATTGTCTTTTTAATATTATCTTCAAAAGCCTTCATTGTTTTTAGCTCAAAGATCTTTTTAATAGTATCATTGTCTACAACTTGCTGTTTTCTACCGTCTGCATCAAAATCCAACTGATTTTTTACATATTCGTCTTCAACGATCCAAGTTGCATGAGAGCCGTATCCGTCAGTTCCAGTCAATAACTTGTTGCCACTTTGTCCCTGTGCAATGACTTCTTCCCTGGTTAAATAAACAATACCATTTGAAGGTACATTGATATCTCCAGTAGTTGTTTTTCTAGCAGCGCCTGTCGGCCATGGAGCAATACTTCTTACTTTAATCTTTTCATCAAGCCTAATTTCATTTGTTCCCATAAAACTCTCCTTATCAATTATTTATTAATTTTCAATTATTTTTGATTGAAGTCCATAATTCAATAAGTGTATTAAGTCTATCAGATTTTTCGAAAGTCCAATATCTAATTCCACTATTTTTATTTGTTTTTGTAGAAATGTATTTCTGATCAAAGCTTCTTAAAAAATACATCATCTTTTTTGAATAGCAATAGAATATATTATTCATTTTTCCACCAGAAAGAGGGCATTAAGCCCTCTATGTACCTTTTAAATTAGTCAGCTAAATCATCAAGGTTTGTATCATGTAAAACAGCTAATTTGTATTCCTGATTTGGAGCTACAATTGCACCAACTTCAAGGTCGAATCTGGAGATTAACTGACCAGTAGTAACGTCATTACCGCTAAATGAAGTTAATCCACCTCTAGTTACAGTATAAATAGGAGAAGCTGAACCGGCAGGGAGTACAAAGCCAAGCCCCGCAGGAAGCATTGTGTTAAAATTGTCTCCAGTTGCGTTTACGCTGGTTAAATCGTATGGATTTGGAATTTCAGCCAAAATAGTGCCATTGTACATACCCATTAGACCGGTTTCGTGGATTTCCTTCATAACCGCCTCTGAAATACCACTTATAGTTGGAGTTGTACCCGCATATCCATGCCAAGGATTAAACTGAGTAAGCAACGCATAATCACCAGAAACAGTTGTTTTTCCAAAACGCCTAACTTTAGAAATAACATCATCTACGCCCGTTTTTGTAAGACCAGCACCTTCAAAGAAATACTTAATACCAGTGGCCACTTTAATCGCATCGTACACAGTGGTAATAACATATTTTGTAGCTTTATTTCTAATCTGGACTCTTACCTGATTCTGTAACTCATTCTCGTCAGACATATCTCCAAGAGTGGCCTTACGGTAATCTACAGCATAACCGCCAGAGATAACAGTAGTAGTAACAGGTACTCTCTTTTTACGAATAACAGGGAACCCTACGTCCTGGCCAGCTGCCTGTTCTTTTGCTGATAAATTAGCGTATTCTGTGATTTCAACCTCACAAGACTCGTTGTATCCAAGAGGCTTATAATTACCGTAAATACCAAGCAATTTAATTTCCTGAAGTAACACTGGCTCAATAGCCAATCTACGAATTGTATTCAACTCTGAAATAGCAACGGGATCTCCACCGGTGGCCTTTGAATTTAACTCTTTAATATACTTAGCGGCTGCGTCAGCCTTCTTTCCATAAGAAGATAATTCTTTACCGTTTACCATGGCAGAAAAGATTTCTACAACAGCAGACTTACCATTTACCTTTCCACTAGCGAACTCAGAATCTCTTCTTTCATTATTTAATTCAATTGTATACATAATTTAATTCCTCCTTAAAAGTCAATTACTCTCCATCTGCCGGTGCAATCACAGATGCAATAATTCCAAGTTTGTTTCCAATAATTTCATCAACTACGAGATATAATCCAGTCGGAGATGCTGTTACGGCAAGTTTTCCAGTTGCATCAGAAGCTAATTTATTGCCTTTAGCATATGTAGATGGAAGAGGAGATCCATAAACCTCAACTTTCTTACCGGTTGCGGCAATTTTTTCTAAATCAATGACTCTAACATGAGTATTTTTTGCAATAGGATAAACATCTAAGTCAGCATTATCGCCTACTTCTACCTGCATAACCGCCTTGGTTGCGTTTGAAGATACTGCGAATGATCCGTTAGTGACAGCGCCAAAGTCGCCATTTGCAATTGCTGCGGATGTTACTGCGTCTTCGAAAAAGTATTCCTTCTCAATCTGAGAGATTTTATTAAATTTAATCATAATTTTTCTCCTTATTTTTATTAAAAAATGTTGACATCTTCGTCATCTTCACCATCGGAATATGTACAAACTTCAGAAAAGATATCTTCTGTAGTAGTTTCCTTTTTTGAGTTGAGTTCGGATGTTTTAGACTGTTCCTTTTGAGTCTCCACAATACCTACGCAAATCTTTGCTTTAATTGCTTCAATGTTGCCCTTGATTGGATCATCATTAAAACTGTTGATTTCAGATTCTGCAAACTTCCTTTCATCGTCGGTATAAACTGAAATAGCTTCATTCAGTTCAGCTATTCTTTTTTCAGCTTTTAAAGTAGCTAACTCTTTTTCGAGAATGTCCCTCTCTGCCCAATATGTATCATGGTCTTTCTTTAACTGGTCAAGTGCTGCCTGAACCTGCTCTACTGTTGCATTTAACTCAACAATGGTGTTTTCTTTTGCAACAACAAGCTCATTTAGCTCATTAATCTTTGTTTCAAATTCGGCATTTTTAGTGTTTGTCTCAGAAATCGTATCTCTGATGACATTTTTCACTTCGTTAATATCAAATTCCATTACTTTTTGTTCCTCCTTTTTTCTCTTTTCAGCTACTTCCAAAACAATTGCATCATCGTCTGCTGGTGACACAGATAAAATCGCAGTACCGGATAAGATAAACTCCTTTGGTGTCCTAAACTGGTCTGTTGGTGTATCTTCCTCGTAAACAAACTTATTTTGATTTGTTTCCAGCCCCATAGCTTCAACAGATGAAACTACTTCATCAATAGCATAGTTTTGCCTAACCCATTTCACAAAATTGGGATATCTTGAATAGAATAGAACACCATCACCCGCAAGAACCTTAATCGTTTCTGTTCCGTCTGAAACCTCTTCAATGGAATATTTTTCAATCATTCCAACGACTTCACTATTCTCAAAAACTGGCTCTTTTGTTCCATCTTCATTAATTAAATCGCCAGTGTAACCATGCCCTAAGGGGGTAGATTTAGTCTCATCACAAAATTCACAACAGATAGGAATAGACCCTGAATTATTGGCTGCGTTTAACACATATTCTTCATTCCAATGAATTCCATTTTTATTTGTGTCAGTAGCGTTCTCATGAATTTTTAAAAGTGCTATTTTGATAGGTACTTTACCGCCCCTAACAGCACGCTTTGAAAGTTCGAGGATATTGTTTTGATACATAATCAATCCTCCTTAAAATTTTGTATAATAAAAAGACAGTTGCTGACTGTCTTAAGATTATTGTTACTATTTACTGTCACTGGGACTTGGCATTGCATTACCATTGTTTGTTTTACTTATTAGTGTACTTTGATTAGTGGGATTTTCAGATTCAGGCCTACCAACTGTCTTGGTTTTTTCATTAGCAGTGTATGAAGTCATATGAACTGGGTATTTATTTTCAATATCTTCATCAAGTTCCATATTCATAAGCTCAAAATATGCTTCTGAATTAAAACCAGTACTTGCAATCCATGCAGTGAGAGAGCCTTTTCCTTGCAAATATAAATCCTTCATCTGTTGAGTAAAATCTTTTCTTGTAATAATGCTACATGGTAAATAATAAAGACTCACCATATAATTTGAGTCCTTAATGATATTTTGATTTATCACCTTTACAAATTCTTCTGTAATAGGCTCTATCCACATAAATACTTCTGAAAGTAATAGCTGAAGATTATTCTGTTGAGAAGCAAAGTTTCCAGATCCGGTTCCTGATACTAAATTAGCCATGAATCCTAGATCGACACCAATCTGGTCATTGATATATGAACTATTTTTTTCGTCAAGCAGTGATACATCAGCCTTTATTTGATCTATTTTAGTACCAGCAGACACAGTAAAGAAACTTGTCGAATTACGGTTGTTTTTAGTCAAGATAGCACCCTTAACTGCCTCATGCTGATCTGTCTGTTGTTTCTTTGTTAGCGCACAAGAACCAGGATCTTTACCTTGTGGCAATGTCTGATAAATTATTCTGTTATTGATTTCATCAAGAGTACTTCGACAAGTATCTTGAAAATAAGATGAATAAAGTATATTTTTAATAGCAGCTAAACAAAGAGGCCTGCCCCATGCTTCTTCTAATTTACTTCTGACCTTTGAGACAATCGTTTTAGAGTTATCAAGTACTAGCCAATTCATCATTGAAGAATCTGATTTGCTATACTTTAGCCAACCTTCTCTAATTTCGGCGGGGTATAGACGCAGTTTTCTTTCCAATTCATTTGAATCTAATCCTTCGAAATATCTTAAATTGAAAGCAAGAACATAAGAAGAATTTTTTCGACCAACAATTTTAGTAAAGTTTGTTGGCAATGGAATAACTGACATATTTATGCCAAGTTCGTTAATTTCAAGAATGTTTTCGACATCATAATCACCCATAGTCTTTTTGTTATCGTTTATACTATTAGTAAAAGCACAATAATAAAAAGACACCCCATCAATCATTGATTTATATAGAGCGTCTCTCATTATTTCTTTATGATGAAAACTCCTTAAAGCAGATTCCATCAATCTTTTATTGGTTTGTCTTTTTGATTTACTTTTCCCTCTTGGAATAACCACATTGTCGAGCGTGGGAAGGGCAGTACAGTAATCAATACATTGTGTCAATAAACCATTAGCTGAATAGAGTTGGTTTGATAACTTTCTTAGTTGCTCATTATGTACCATTGGACTTTTTATCATAGCTGAGATTTCCTTCGGTTCATAAATCTCAAAAATATCAAGTCCAAAAATATATTCAGATATCCCTCGTGATGAGTAGCTATTAAATTCATAACTATTTTCTGAAACAGAAGAGGGCGGTTCGCTAGAATGGTTTGTTTGTGTCTTCTTTGGTCTCCCCCTGCCGCGCTTTATTTCTTCTGACATTTGTCTAACCTAAACCTCCCATCTTTCAATTTATAAGTATAGAATATTCGTAATCAGAATTTTCAGATAGTAAATCTTGTTCAAGTAGCCCTATAAAGTAACTATTGTAAGCTAAACTTACATATCTATCTTTTGTGTTGCTGCCTGTTTCATATAGAGAAATAACTCCTGTTTGTTCATTTCTTATATACTCTAATGAAATCATTTCGTTAATTAACGCTTGTGTTTCAAGGAATGGTTTCTCATAGAATAACAATGTATCTACTTCTGAAGCATTAGAATATTCTTGAATATTATTTTGAAGCAAATCTTGTGCAGAGTCCAAGTTTACCAACAAATCAATCATTTTCGAATTCAAAACACCTCTTAGTGCAATTGCAATATCATTATTGAGTTTTTGGCTTGCATTGATCGCAAACACATTTTCTACTGCACCTACAACATTGACTCTATTGGCAATTACATCATCATTCATGCACTTCCATGCTGGATACTCACAATCCCTATCTTCATCATATAAAACTTTTGCTAACCTATCATACGTTAAGATGCCACCATTTCTTGTATCTAGAACTACATAGTCTGCATCAAAGTCATAAAATAACTGCTTTATTCTTATGGCTTGTTTGTCTACATCACTACCTGGGCTTGCTTCTATATATGACAAAATACGTCTGTATCCATTTTTAACTTCAATTTTTTTACCATCAATATTACTTGATTCATATGTAACGCTTTCAGGTAAAGCGCGTATACAAGTAAAACATGAATTGTCATTTTTATTTGATCTCTCGATAAATGCCATATCACAAGCAAGTACTCTTATTTCACCAGTTTGTTTTGGTATAGCATAAGGATTTTTATGCCTATTTTTAACATCTTCAACTCTTCTTGGATAAAATGCCTTCTTATTTCTCTGATTTTGTGTAAGCAAGCCATATGTAAAATAAGCATTTGCATTTTCACGAAGCATTTCATTTTCATATTCTTCACGCCAAGTAATTGGATCAGTGGTTCTCTTTGCGTCAATTAAATTTGATTTGGTTTTTATTTCATGCTTTAATGCAATTGAATAATCAGTGGCCAGCATACAAGAGGTGTTATCCGAATATTTACTCTTAATTGTATCTTTAAGCAATTTTCCCATCCAATGACTAGTAGGAGCTGCTGAACTAATATAAATATTTACTGCTTCTTCGGAGAACTCTTTGTTCTCACGATATTTTACTCCATATTGTTCACATTCTTCGTTTGTTCTAAACTGAGCTGGTCTTGTCATTTGAAAAGGTTTAAGAACTTTATCCACTATGTACTTCTTTATTCTTTTAAATTCTTCAAAGATAAGGATGGTGGATCTGTAGCCCAAAGCATCTTCACTTGCTACTACCACAACTATTGAACTTCCATTATGAAATGTTACCTCTATATCATTTGCATTAGTAGTAATCTTCTTTATTTCACGTCGCAAATTTTCAGACTTTGGCATTAATTCTTTTTGTATTTTTTCCTTCACTATTAACGCAGCCTGTTTTTTAGTTCCGCTGGCTACAACAACTTTTGTATTAGGGTAAAGAATACATTTTGCACATGAATAGATTGCAATTACAAATGATTTTGCAGAAGCACGTCCAGCAATTATTACCACACTAATATATGAATTTAAGATATAAAGCCAAATAATCTGATACCAATGTAAGGTTATACCTAAATAATGTTCAACAAATACTGGTATATTCCTACGATAGAAAGTTATCCAGTCTATTAACCTTACATAATTGTTTTTACTTGATAACCATGATGATTGAGGAAATTTTTTAAAGATAATTTTTTGATAGGCATCTAGCATATTAATCATCATCCCTTACTTCTGATTCCTCATCGTTAATCCAATACTCAGGATCACTTTCTTTTGTACCAAACATTAGATTTTTCAGTGGTCTAAACATAAACCGCTCTATATACTCTACGATGCCAAAAAAATCATGGTATTTCTTTTTATCTTGGTAATATTCTGCGGGGGAGTACTTTTCTATGTCCATTATCCATTTACCAAACGAGTCATTTGTTACATCTGCTTCATCGGCTTTTAAACCAGCAGATTCAAATAATGACTTATATGAATTAGATAGTGTACCAATGTCTTTCCCACTCTGAATATTGATCTGCATTTGATATTCTAATAGACATAAGTTTTTCATCATCTTTTGCTTTTTTACGTCTGGTTTACCCTCGCACAGTTTTATCAATTCATCGTAATAACCTTGCAGTGCTTGTAATGCTTTTGGCTCATAACCAGAACCCCAAAATTTAATCATTTTAGGTGTAATTGTATATTCTGATTCCTCTTCGACATCTTCAATGGAATTAATTGTTTTTAATTCTGCAATTAATTTCTCTTTAATTGTATCAAGATACGTATCTCCAGTATTTGCTTGACCAAGGTTCTTTTTTGATAAAAAACTAGCTATTCTACTTCTATCATCACTAGTCTGTTTACTAGCGCTTAACCCATTTTCATTTAAGTACCAATCGAACAATGAACACATTCTATCTATTGCTAGGGTTTCATCTCCGTTGAAAAATGGAATGAGTTGATAATAGTAAGAATCCCTACAATCATTGCAAATGTTTATATAGCCATTATTTGCATGATAGAGAGGGGATTTTGTCTTGCTGAAATGTCCTTTTTGAGTAATCCATTCTTTTCCACAGCACGAGCAGCGGTAAGCATTTTTAGCATCGTTTTGTGTGGAAATAGATGTGATTTTTATTTTTTCGTTTATGGGTTTTGTACCATTGAGAGCTTCTTTAATGGTACTTGATTTACTTGGTCTTCCCAACGATCAAAACCTCCTTATTAACAAAATAAAAGAGCCATCTACGGCTCATTGCTTTTATAAATAGCAAATAGAAGAGTAGATTGTTACATCTACACTTCCTGAATTACTGCTGTGCTTTTCTCTTAGCACATTCCTCTTTAAAAGATGTTCCAGGGAAAGTTTCCCAACCACGAGCCGCACAATATGGGCAGTCATCGGGATGTGATTTACCAGTTGCTGGGCCATATTCAGCCATATGAGCCTTATATTCGATCTCCTCGGCTGGGCTTACAAATTCAAGTACTTCTTTTTCATAATTTGGAATCATGTGTTTAATTTCCTTTCATTTTTATATTTATACATAAACTATGTACATTCATATTTAGGTCAATTTTTCTAATAGAGTTTCAATTGTCATAATCTCACCTATCGATACACTAATATCCTGGCGAGGTTCAAGAACTTCTTTTAACAGTGTGATCTCATCATCTGTCAAAGCTACTACTTTGGTTGTTTCATCATACATAAAATCACCCCTTTACTTAACGGCAAGCTTTAATTCCTTACCAGCTCTAAATTTTGGGACTTTTGTTGCTGAAATAGCAATGGATTCTCCCGTTTTAGGGTTCCTGCCTTTTCTTGCGGCTCTTCCTATAGCTTCAAATACTCCAAATCCAACCAACTGGACTTTGCCACCTTCGGCAAGTTCCTTTGTCACAATTCTTGTAAAAGCATCCAAAAATGCTTCAGCATCCTTTTGTGTAGATCTCGTTTCAACCGATAATTCTTTTACCATCTCTAATTTATTCATTTATTAAAATCTCCTTTTGTTTTAAAGCGTAGAAGAGGGCGATGATTGCCCTCAAATAAAAAAGAACCGCTTTAAGCGATTCACCATCAAATGTATGTTTAGTTTAAAACTATTAATTTAGTTTTGTCGTCAATTGTATTACCCTCATGATCCTGGCACATAAAAATAAACCCTTCTTTTTGACTATTGAAGAGTTTTCCGTCAGAATAATTATTCTTTTTTACATCGCAGAATGCTCCTTGCTCATATATCGTGGTGTTCCCGATTGTATATTGTCCACTTCTGTGAGTATGAGCCATTACGAGTCGTCTAAAATTAAAACCCTCATTCCTAAACCATAACATGGCTTTTTCTGCTGTTTTTAAAATTCCTGAAGAATATGCCATAGGGTGACAGAAAATAGTATCATTAATTTGGCAATACCAATTGTCTGTGTACTCGATTTCAATATTTTCAAAAACATCTTTTAATGGCTTATATTCCACCTTTGTCCGTTCACGTTTATCAAAATGTCTGAATCCATCTACGAAAATCAATTCAAGTGATGTTTTTGGCATTAGTTCTAATAAATCGCTGTCCAAGTTTTTTGCCAAGTATGACTGAAAACGGATATCATGATTACCATATGTAATAACTACCTTCTTCGGATTGATATATTCAATCAACTCAATTAAATATTTTCGAGTCTCAATAATTTCTTCCATTGGACTTACGCGATATGCCTTTGGAAAAGTGGATATTGATTGCATATCCGATATGTCACCATTCAATTGTAAAATATCAGTTCTGCCTACATAATCAGAAAGTAATTCCTTTGGGAGCTGAAATGGAACATGTAAATCAGAAATGGACAGGATAGTAGTGAAAACGTTATTATATCCATGAATATAGCTATCATATTCTTCATATCCAACAGCCTGTTTCCTTAACTGATCTGGAGTAATATCTAATCCAAGCATATCTCGGATTTCTATCCAATCCATATCAGTATTTCCACGCTTCTTTGCCAAGCAGCATCTAATCTTCCAGCCGGTTAAATCTTCGCCATCTTGTCTATATAGATTTATCTCATTCACCGCCTTACCAATTATTCTGCATCGAACATTGTAGAAGAGAGTGGTAATGCTCCGCCTAGTTTGCAATCAACTAACTGATCCTTATATTCCATAAACATATTTTTTACGTTAATAGGTTCACCAAACTCCTCGTGGCTCAAATACAATTCACCATCAATTTCTTCAACTTTAGCACCTACAATATTGTAGATACTTTGTTTTGTATTATCTAATTTTGCCATTATTTTTCCTCCAAATTAAAAAGACTTCTTATGTGGGTTGAAATATCTCTGTCGAGATATATTCGCCCTTACATCAAGAAGTTGTTCTACTTTCTCTTTATATTTTTCATTTTTAGTCAGTCTTGCAATACATGATAGGTAGTAATTGCCTACTCTACGTGGGATTATTTCATCTACTACATTGTCAATTAATCTTTTGGCGGCGTTACAATTTTTAAAATGTATGTGAGTGTTATTGTCATCGCATCTACACACTCTATAGCCCGTTACTGTGCTTTGCATTATGAAACCACGGTATTCCTCAACCATATCATTTAGTTGCCGCGAATGGCTCTTAACGCCTTTAAAACAGCAGTCTTTTCAGCAGCATAATACTTTCTATGACGCTTGTTTGCAGAATGACATAGATCTGCCTCGTAATAATTTTTGTGGTCAGAATACTTAAAACCTTGAGACTCTAGAAACTTTGCTTCCTTCTTGCTTATTGGTAAAATATTATTTCACTCGCTTTCGTTTTATTATTTCTCCGGATAGGAGAGTAACGCCAACGGTATGAGTCGAACACACTAGCCCTTTCGGAACCCACGGTTTTCAAGACCGATTATCACCATTGATGTCGTTGGCAAAATAAAAGTCGGAAATATAGGATTCGAACCCATGGCCGCCTGATACCAAACCAGGCGTTCCACCAAACTGAACTAATTTCCGATAATGATATTTGGAATCTTTGACTGTTTAACCTCCACCTTACCATGTAGAGTAGCAATTTGTCCTTCCAAGGTTCATCATAAACTTGTCACATTTATGAAACATATCAGGCGGAATTGAACCGTCACCCCTTCGCACCAACCCTCTGCTAACGATTTGGAATCGAACCAAACCTAATAGAACATCAGGGAGTTGAACCCGGAACCTCACGCATATCAGGCGTGTGCTCTACCATTGAGCTAATGTTCTTTATTGTTGAGAGGTGTCGTTAATCAACTTGCCGAATGCAAGCCAATCAACGACTTTATGAGAATGAATAAATAAAAATAATCTTTTGTTGTGTTTTCTTTTCCTATATTGTATATATAAAGGTATCAAAATGCCAGTATACCCTTATTCTATAAGGGTTTAAGCGATTTCAACTTTAAAATCTATCACTTCACACGTATCTTTTTCATGGATTTTCTTTGAAATTCTAATTGTTTTTTATGCTGACAATCATCACATCTTCTTTTTCGGTTAACATTTCCATTAATCTCAATCTCTTTATCACAATCAATGCATTTTATTATCTTTGTACCAATTGGTTGATAGATGGCACATTTACTACATAGCTTTTGATTTTTTTTCTTTTGATTAAATAGTGAACCGCATTTAGTGCATCGCTTTAATATATATTTGTTTCTACTACCTGCCACATATAATCCATAATACTTCTTTTGGTAGTTTCTTAAATATCCGTCTAACATTTTGCAAAAATAGCTAATGTAGAAATTATCTTCATGCCAAGCTTCAGTCTGAATGGTAATTTTCGTTTTGTCTTCATAGTCATCAAGCCCGATACAGTTGTTAAATATTTTCAAAAAGTACTTCTCTATCAAACCTTTGTATTCAATCCACGATAGATCCAATTTCTGCATTGAGTATTTTTCCTTTAGATTTAATGCCTGTGACATTGCATCATCAATGGCGTTGGTTAATGCTTCAGATTCAAATTTTTCACCTTTTATCCATCTGAAATATAAAGTCTTTGGTGTTTTAATGAGTTTCATATAATCTTTTCTCTGACACACATCTTTATCAAACATAGTGCTATATATATTATTGACTTTTTGCCTTATTAAACTAGCATAATCCAGTTCTTTAGACATTGATTTATATGTAATATATGAAATGGAAGACCATGAGTTAAATATTTCTCCTATTTCAGTTTTTAAATATCTCGAATCCACGGAGAATTTTATATCTCTATTAAAAACTCTCCTTTTATTATCGCACGACCATATTGAAGAACAGAACGATTTGAAAATCAACTTTTTTTTCTCATCGTCCGCTTCTCTATAATCGTCGAGTATCTCATAGAGATACACTTCATATCTATTGTATATTAGCGTCACCTTCCTCAAAAATATAATATTTACCAAGATACTCGTAAGAATCCGCTGTTACATATGGAGTTTCTCTTATAGATACCTGTTTGTTCCTAGGAGAGTTTTTCTTAAGGTTATCAAGAATATATTCACCATATCCGAACCATGCCATGTGTTTACAAATGGAATTATTCAAATACGATACCTTAATTACATAATTAGCCAATTCACGTTCGCAGGAAACCTCACGTATTGAACCCAACTTATCCTTATACTTTTCAATTAGAATATCGATCTCACCAGAATCTTCGTCTTGTCCGTTTGTTTCCCTTGATTTAATCAGCTCACGAAATTCAATTCCAAACTGGTTAATTAGATGACGAATATCTCTTATAATCTTTTTATTATCAAGTTTCATATTGTTGTCAATGATGAGACACCTAGTATCTATCGTAGAACTATCCCATATCAAATTTTTCTTTTCCCATGTATTTATGTATTCGCAAAGTTCATTCATCGGTGATGGAGATCTATATGCATTTAGCTTTATCTTATCCTCTATGTTATCAACTGAACGATTTCTCTGTTTCAATTTCTCGTATGTTTTATGTTTCTTTGGATAGTTATATAGCAGGAACCACGGAAGCTGCTTTAGGTGTTTTCTAATCCCGGAAGTCATCTGCCAGCGCGTGCCGGTTTTCAAATAATCAATTTCTTTGCCTTGTAGAATACGCAGAAGGGAAGATAGGTCCCCGTAGCTTTTCTTCACATCTGAATTTGTCGTATATTTATTTTCGATGCTTGTGGCTGCATTTGTTATTTCACCAATCCTGGAATCCCTAGTTGCCAATTCATATTCCACAAGATTATCTTTTGTATATGATTTTACTTTTGCAGTTACTTTATCTTCGATATCGATAATAATAGGCTTGTCTATTTTTGAAGAAATTGCCGTAGTTTCATTACAAAGAAAAACAGCGTCCCCGTCTGCGTCCATCCCACCTTGTTGTGGAAAACTTAAATCATACATATTTAACATGACCACATCCTGATCTTTAAAATGAGAAAACCATTTTTTGGTCGTATCATTTTTGACTATATTTATATCGTTAACTTCTGATGGATCAACCAACGGGGAACGGAAAGATACTGCCTTGCCGGTGCCAATAGTATCACAAAAGAACTCTTTAGCTTCTAGGCATCCTATTGGTTCTAATCCAGCAGCATATTGGATATACCCAAACATATCTCCAACTACAGTATGATAAAATCCATCTGCATATATTTTGCCGAGTTTTGCCTCTCTAATATATTTCTTTAGCTTTCGATATATAAACTGTTTAATAGCCGGATCTTTAAGCATAATGTCATTAATCATGGTAGCCTTTAAATAATTACTTAACGGTTCATAATTCTCCGTATCGTTTATGCCCATAAATTTATATGTATAAAACTTCTCTCCACAGATAATCTTTTCAAATAAGTCCGTTGTGTATTTGGCAATATCTATAATTTTCCCCTGATTGTCAGGCGATAGAATATCATACTTCTCGCATTTCTCATGAAAATTCTTTATATATGAATCATTCCACAAATCAAGGCACTGAAGGTATTGAAAATTTAATCTTGCTTTTACATTAATATCTTTCATATGGTGGCTATATTTACTTATGCCAAGTTTAAAATCATATTTCTTTAATGTCTCGACATATTTATCCCAGGCTTTATCTCCATATTTTTCCTTGAAAATTTTATGCCCTTTGAACATACTGGTATTCCAAATGCAATCGATTTCATCTACATTGTGCCATTTACCATATACATCTTTTATTTTTGAAATCCCTATTTCGGCAAACATTTCTTTAAAAGGCACATATATAGAGTATCCTTTCATAAATGGTAGTCTAACCTGACTTCCTATAGGCAAATAATCAAGTTCCAGTGATTCTTGAACCTTTTCAGAGAAGATTTTTTCGTGACACCCACAACCATCAAATGGTGATAGTTTTATATCATGATATCCCTCTTCAATTTCTCTTACATTTACATTTTTTTTGGTACCAGTATCCTTATCAAGAATTTCCCGCTTTTTGTTCACTACATATCGTATATATTGATTTTTTAGCACTTTTTCGTACTCATCAATTATCACAATCTTTGGAATATAATCCTTAACAATAGTGCATGAGCTGAACAGTAAGCATCTCTGAGCCTCATATTTCGAGATAACACACTCGTCAATTGCTATATCCATCTGAGTTATCATATATAGCTCGTCAAATATTTTCTCATCGACAAACGCAGTAATTCCATCTTTGCCTTGAGAAGCTGATTTACCAAATCTGACATATCTTGTTCCGTTATAATTGAATCCATTAAGAAGAAGATTGGTAAGTTCTTCTTCCTGTTTAGGATTCTTTTTTGCCACCACAAGAATTAACTCTGGAATATGTATGGAGAGTTTACCTCTTAATCTTTGAATTTGATCAAATAGGAGAGAATCACCTTGCTTAATCAAATACTCATTAGCTATTTCCGTTTCTCTATCTATTTTAATATTATATTCTTGTTTGATTAATTCCTTAATAGGAATCTTAACAAGTGTATATTGTGTTTTTTCTATTATGTTTCACCTCTTTACTTATTTAAATTTTAAATGCTATATCGTAATCAACAACTTCCACATCAATCGGTAACATTGCTTCAATTTTCTTTCGTTCTTTTTTTGTCATTCTTGAAATATTTAATGCATTTTTTATTTGCCTTTTTACATCAAACGAAATTATTGCTCCATCTTCAAAATGAAATGTGGCTATATATTTGCTATACTCTACCACCGAATAATTTCCATATCCGTTGTTTACCACATAGTCCGCAGTTTTCATTGCTTTTTTAATATCATTTTTCTTATATCCTCTACTTGAATTGATATCGCAACCTGCAATCCATTTCAAATCAACTATTTTACCGATCATAGTATCCCTCCTCTTGTTACCTTACGCTATATTTCTCATCCACTCGATAGTCAAAGTAATGCCACTAGAAAAGTCCCTGATATAAGCATCAAGCGCCTTCGTTTTAATCATCGTATCAACTACTCTGGCAATATCACTTTTAATCGTGACCTTTGTGCTACTAATATCCTGAGTATCAATTAGGTGTTTGAATTCCTGTTGCCTTTCATATGGCGTATCTATGTACTTGCGCAGCTCCAGCTTAACTGTGAATTTATCCCGATCAGCACGAGATGGTAAGTAAGTGGCAATGATATCGCATACCGGCCTACCCAGTACATCAGTATAATCAAATTTAATAGTTTCTCCCTCATTCTTGTATGTAAGCATTTTACAATCCTCCTTATTAGTTATACATAGTGGCATATTTAAGCTTGCTCTGATAATAGTTTTTATTAGCATTCAATTCAGACGCAGTTCTTTCAATAATCCTATATGGGTTTGGTCTTGATGTATCAAAGTCGAATTCCGAAATAATTCCTGCGAATTCTCTATGTAGTTCTGATCTTGACGGCATAGTATAACCGCAAGTTGTCATGTTGTAAACTTTCTCCAATATTTATATCTCCTTTTAGTCATTATAATTTTTTTCGTAGTATCCATAGTCATTCCTTCCTTTCCAAAAAGTCATAATTATCAAATACTGATAAGTCCTTGATCTTATTTAAATAATCTTCGTTGCCTTCTTTATCATATAAGGCTTCATACTTTTTATTGCTCTGTAATACGTAGCTGTGTATTTTAACAATCTCTTCGTCCGGATACTGATGCCCCTTACAGAGCCAATGGTACTTTTGGGCGAGTTTACGGTTATCGTTTGCCTCTTGCCTTTTCTCTTGTACCTGTCTATGTCCACTCTTATATTGACTGTAATCTTTAGAGTATTTTTTTATATAATCTTTATCTGTATATCTACCGTAAACATTAGGCAACTGTGATATTTCTCCTTTATCATTGATTGTGAAATCATCGGCACGACTAACATATATGACATGCATTTCTTCTAGCATAGTGTTATAGCGTATAATAGTTCTAGTCGATAAACCGGTGACAGTGGATAGGTATTCTTGAGTCTGGTGCCCAACCACATTGTTCTTGGATTTTCCACTTTCAAGAAATACGGTTATCTTACTGTTTATTGAATCGGTGAGAAATATGTAGTATCTGAACACTTGCAGCCTATTTTTATATTTAGACTCCATGATTTTTCTCATTTCCCCTATTTCAAGAACAGTATACTTTTCTTTAGCAGTATCTACGTTTAATGAGCTGCAGTTGAGAATGAAAGAATCCTTGGATATTTTTTCTCCAATAAGATACTTTTTCTCTAGTAGCGAATTAATTGCAGAATATACATTTTTACGGATTTTCAATCCTATACACTTATCATGGTATATTGCGAACAGAAGAGAATCCATGGTGATGTGGTAATGCTCTAATTCAGCAATCGGCATTAACACTTTCAAATAGCAATACACAAGTAATTCATAATCTGTTATGGTTGGTGAACGAGATAACTTCTCAGGTAAAAATACTTTAATGTGTAGCTCCTTTCTTCCACCAGGGTGACAGCTAGGTACCTCATGACTTTACCATCGTGTAGAGTGATGGGTATGGTTTCAGGTACCCAGTTGTCAGTCAATAACAATATATAATAATAACAATATATAACTATTTAACATTCACTCTATTGCATAGAGGTGAATCTAGGGATTATTTCATCTGGTACTATACTTCTGGAAAAGACATTCTCTACTGTAGTAATTCTGCATATGTAAAAATACCCCCCTATATAAATAACACTTCAATCGTTTCGTATCCCATCATCTTGGCAAGCAAATATGTAATGTAACCATTTACTAAGGTGTAACTCTTGTCTAAGACAATAGGAGATTTGAATTTATTATTATATTTGAAATATGTATACTTCTCAGCGAGGTTATTGGTTTTTGGTAAATGAGATATCATTTCTGGTGGTACCTTAATCTTTGATAGTGATACTTCTTTGCAGCTAGGTTGACTTTGATTCTGTTTGTCAGGGATTAGCTTCAATATTGATGCATTTAACATATTGATCCTCCTTGTGGTTTGTAAATTCTGTTTAATGAACTGTTTGAATCATAAACCATCTGGTTAAGATTGTCAATAGGTTTTTAAATTCTTTTTATAATAATTTGATAGGGTAGTTCGAGAATGGTAAAATTATTTTTGCATTTAATAGGATGAAACATTTGCAGGGAGTGAATTACAGAGATTTGCTGATCTGATGTTTATTGGTAAGAGAGTGGGAGATTTCTAGAAAAGTGGCATTCTTCGAAAAAAGTCTTATATTGCAATGGTTTGAGATGGATAAAAGATAAAAATGTTGAGTTTTAAATTATCTGATTATTTCTGTAATGACTGGTATTAAAGAAAAGTCTCGATGTGATGTTCGAACTCAAATTGTAGTGTTTTTGCTAATTGTGTGTGGATTGAAAACAAATAAAAATTCTGACAATATTTTAAATTATCAGACTAAAAATAGGCGTATTGTGTGAGTGGAATAGATGTGGAGCAACTGAGGTATGCATATTTTCTTTAAAATGTAAATATACCCCCGGTCATTGGATTCATTAAATACCAATTGATTGAAAGATATGTGTAAGTAAAATCTATTTACATTTATATCATTTTTGTAAATAGGATTGTACTGGTATAAATGCAATATGTGGTTTGAATATTGTGTTACTGATGCACAATAACATAAATTACATGACAGTTGTTTTGTACTTTTCAGGCTGATGAAATTATAAAACACTTCGAGCTTAGGCATATTTTATCATAACAAAAAAGTTATAAAAATCAACAACTCATAACTAAAATGTTATATACATAATCCCTACATAACCTTTACTCTATATCACATAATCATCTATATTCATCACACAAATACAATCAACCTATCAATCACCATCATCATATATTCCGTTCTACACCATCAATTACCCTTATCCACACAATTCCACCATCACATCATAACAAGCCGTTAAAACGCATTTACAAGCCTTATACACCTATACAAAGCAATCACATAATCTACACGTTGCACAACAAATTTACAATAGTTATCAAAAAACTGCAAAATATTTCCAAAATACCAGTTGACAAAATCGAACGTACGTACTATTATTGGTTACATGACAAAACGAACATACGTACGAGTTTTAGTTTTCTACATATTCGGCATCTGTATCACCATCAGGATAAGGCACAGATTTGCTGTCAAGATCAGCCTTAATCAAAGACTTGACATAGTTGTTCATTGTTTCACCTGTTGATTCCAGGTAAGCAAGTAACCGCTTGCCTTCTATAAGGTCATTCTTTTTAAAGTTTGCTTGAGCCTTAACCATATTACGATTATATTTTTTATCAGCACGTTTGGCAGCTTCAGTCATGGCCATATATCAATACCTCCTTTGGGTAGTAGTTCAGGATATCATTATATCATGTTTCTGTCAATGGTTCAATTTGTCATTGTGCATAATGAACTATGGGGATACCTATATATGATGTACAACTAGTGCATAATGCTGTTTCGTATTAAATATAGGGATACCTATTGAAATGTAGGGATACCTATGCTATACTTGTATCAAGTTAAGAGATACGAAACACACAAACAAGTCAATCGAAAGGTGGTAACTATCATGAAATTATACGCAACTGTGAAAAACAACGAAAACACATACATTCTTTCAAATGATGTAGAGAAAGACGCAAGACAGGCAGAAATGACAGTAGAGAATTATATAGAAGAAACAAAGAGAATCAACCCACAATTCAGTAAAGTGTTTACTTTATAAATCCCCTGATGAGTCTTTGAAAATTAAGACGAAACTGGCATAACAGCCAGTCGGGACAAAGAAGCATATAACGCCTTATATAGTAGCTGTGTACCATACGGGTTACAAAAGCGACACGAAAGGGATAAACATTTTCCTGAATAGGTTACTGCGAAACCCAGAGTATAACGATTATATGGGAGCGGAAAACTTTGGAATCCTAATAAGTGGATCACTTGTTTCCATAATGAACGGACATAGGCTCATGAGTAGCAACGCCTCATAGTTGTGCTTCCAATGGTAGCTTGTACACCTACCATAAAAAACAGATTGTACACGCAATGGAGCATTGAAAACGGCGTACACTTTTCAGAGGCCGTCAACCTACATAGAACGGCAAGAAAATGCAGGTAGGGAGCGAACACAATGAATAAAACCAGGGAACACATTCTATTATAGGGTGCCTGATATTAAAAAGCCTGGATACTTCCTAAGTTGCCATAAAGGGTAACGAAAACAAATAAGCTGGAATGAGAGAGCCAGAGTGGTGGGAGCACAAATTAACCCGATGAAAGTGCAACTCTCAAAATGATTGTAAGTGAAGATGCTTACCACCTCAAATATAAGAAAGGAGAAACCTACATAATGGGAAAGGGCAGTAAAAAGCCTAAACCTACAAGCGATAGAATCAAATTACTAATAGCATGGGCAAGCGTTGTGACAGCAACAGCAAGTTTACTAAAGGTAATAACAGATTTTATCATTCAGCTAATAAGTTTAGGCCATTAACACCAATATTGTGGTTTGTGGGATAATTACCCACCGCCACAACACCATTATAGAAGATTATATGAAAAAAGTAAACCAAATATTTGTTGTTTCATCAATCATCTTTTTACTGGTTTCTAATATGAACCTTGTTTCTCTCTTTCTTTTCATAGTGAGCCTGATTAACTGGTTCATGAATCGCAAAGAGTAAGACAAAAAAAAGAGAGTGCACGTTTCGCAGACGTACACCCTCAAAGGGAAACACATAGAAATGTGCCTCACCCCAGCAAGTTGAGATTATCACATTTCCTGCAATCTGTCAATCTGGCAGAGAGTTTCCCAAAAAACAATTTAGCAATATCTATACCGTTTGACAACGTAACAAGCCGTCAACCGCTTCTCTAAAATAACTCTTAGATGGTCCCCATTTTGTAACACTCGGCTGAAGTAGCACGAGTAGGGCATCCGCCTATACGACATTGATAATAGAATAAATCCGCAGCGTATGAAATATGTACACGCTATACCTTAATGGATAGCAGGAAGAAACCAAAAGACGCTAGGCAGGACGTAATAAACCGCTATAAGACTATAGGCAAGACGGAAGCAAACTACCTATAGAGGCAGACAAAAAGCGGTATAGAAGTAAATAAGCGATAAAACGAATTTAAGGCCAGTAGGCTTGTTCTATATAATTGCAGTCAAAAGCAATCGAAAAAAGAACGTGATGTAAGCGAAAAGCAATACAGTTTTATCAGTTATACAATGCAAGCGAAAATACACCATTGCAGTATATAGCAAAAGGATTTTGAAAAAGTCGGGCAAAAGCGTAAAGCCTGGATTGGTAGCAAGTAGTAGACGGATTCTAAATAGATATGCTTTCCCTGTCTGTAATATCGTATAAAGTGGGCCATTTTAGTAGTATGCAAATATGAAAGAATGGCGCACTTTTCACTTGTATGAATATCTGATAAAGTTAAACCATATCAATGGGAGGAATTATATATGAAAGATAATGTATTAAGCCTTGTCTCTGCAATATGTAACGAACCAAGCACAGATTGTAAAAGCCTTAACAAGACGGAATTAGCCAGGGAACTTATGGACCTTGCAAGCATTCCAGAATTGGCAGAAATAAGAGAAATTCCACTTGACTGGGATAACCAAGTTGTAATTCTTTTTAAGATTCCAAATGACAACAATTATTATGGACTATTTGCCGGGATAGGTAAAGATAATCAATATTTTTTCGACTTAACTATAATGGGTGATTTTGATACCGAAACGGGAGAGTTTAATTTTTATGATGTTGAAAAACAAATTCCCATCGATTATTTTAGCAAGAGAGAAATTACATCAACGTATGACAAAACAACAGACTTAAACAATCACATGATTCAGAATTACGCAGCTTATGACATGGGACTTAATTCATCGGCTGACATGCTTGCCTTACTTAATATTCTAGAAGCACACGGCGAAACACTAGAGGATATGGCAAATTTTACGAGCCATGCAATAGACAACATTTTTAAAAACAACATTTCACGAAAAGACATTGTACAAGCCTTGATGGAATGCAATGTCTTTTTTGATTCAAAAAACAGCGAACACCTTCAGAATAGAGAATCTGATTTTCTGGAAAGTGGTCTGGCATCTGGCCGGATCGTTAGGACAAATAATGGTTATGTGGAAATTAATATTGTATAGGAGGTTTCGACATGAGAAACAAATTTCTAGTAACTGCACTTATTATAAGTGCTTTTTTAATTGGCAGATTTACAAACATTAATACCATAGACATGAACAGAGTAGTAAATATCCAGTCTAACGAGTACGGCGCGCAGATCACTTTATTAGACGGCAACGGTTACTATTGGGAAAGGTAAGGTAAATCAATGAGTAAAACATATTTAACAAACCATGAATTTTACGTGAAAACAAACGAAAATCTCATATACAAAACAGAATCAGTTGATGCTTACGATGAAAACCCATGGTTAAGGGTTAATTTAGTATTAGTAGCTGGATATGACTATATTAATCCAGATGAAAGCGACATTCAGGGATATATTTCCGCAAGTAACTTTGTTGACAGTGTTCAGATTGAAAGTGTTATTCAGTACTATTTGATAGAAGGAATGAAGCAATGTTTAATTGATAATGGTTATAAAATATTAGATACCTTACCAAGAATTCACAAGTAGAATATCCATTTCATAGGGAGGCAATGAGCATGAGACAATTTTTTGATGATAATGGAAAAGTATCAGATTGTAGCTTAGAAAAAGGCGAGTACGTGATTTTCGCTGATGGGGCTAAACACGGTTGCACTGAAGCTAGATGGCGTTATAGCAATCAGGCATTTGTGAGTTTTTATGACAAAGATGGAGTAGACAGAGAAGAACCAATTTATTCCAATGAAGTCATCAGGATTGAACGCAAAAAACGCGAATACAAGAAGCAGACTGATATTTCTAAAATGAAGCAGATATTTCCATGTGGAGAGTCTAAAAAGTCATACCAAGTAGAAGATGGAACAAACGGTTGCATCACCAGAGGAAACAGAAGAGAATACTATAAATATTACGCAAAGTCAATTTGTGTTGTAGAAGATGGTAAAGTATATGCTCCTGTGTGGGCTTAAATAAAAACCGAATTCTATGGAGGTGATATCATGAATGAAAAATATCTTACAGACAAAGAACGAATAGAGGAATTAGAAGCCCGATACCCGGATGTGGACTGGTACGGGATCTGGCTTGATAATGGAAGAGATTCTTTAGAGTCTTATGTGGAATGGTATAAGGTGAATTGTTTATAGCAGAGTGGAGCAGTCTATCATGGCTGCTTTAATGCACCTGGCACAAGTCAGACGGTCACAAGTCCGTAAGCATAATACATAATAAATGGAGGATATTAAAATGAATAAAATAGAAGGTATAATAAAAAATCTAGTTGAAACTTGCGACGCTCGTCTATCAAATCCGGGATATGAGGAATATATAAAAGAGCATTTAGGAGAGGCTATTGACGTAGCAAAACATGACGGTTGTTTGATTGATTTTGATAACATTGTGTATTTAAAAGAACAAATGGGAATGAATGTGTCTTATGAAATGTATTCATATATTGATTCATGTTTTGATTGTTCTTTACTTGACGTTGAAATTAAAGAGGAATTATTTGAGGTATTAGAGGATTATATAGGTTCTTTTTAAAAATCTTAAATTTCTTATTTTATGAGTGGAGGGAAAGAAAATGGTAAATATCGATATGTGGTATGGAGATGATCATAAAGAAGCTGATAGGATAGATGTTAATTTTTATCCAAACGGTTGCGAATACAGAGGGAACATATACAAAAATGGAAAAACAATTGGTGATTATTCTTGCAAGGATTCTGTATTGTTAGAAAGGGCATTTCCTCTATTATCATTTAATTGGGATTGAATAACAATAAAACTATTCTTTTAAGGAGGCATAGAAAAATGGTTTATGATTGGGAAATGGATAAAATTAAAAACTGGTCTACAAATGAAATAAAAAATAGAATATGGGCAGAAGTAACAAACGGACAGCCTGTGCCCGGTTGTGTATCGGTGGAAGCATTAAGAAAAGAATTAATCCGTAGAGGAGAAAAACCGGAGGGATATCACAACACATAGAATAGTGCTTTTATCCCTAGTTTGAAGCCATTAGAGAATATTCTAGTGGCTTTTATAGTGGGAATAAAACATTTAATAATAAAGCGGAGGTAAATACAATGTCAAATTATTATGATTATAGAGAAGTAAAGGTTATGATTGCCCATAGGTTGATGACTCTTGATGGTTGGAAAGTATATGGCTACTCACCGGATCAGTTAGACAGTATGACAGATTATTATTGCCCTGCTTCTTGGGGTGGTGTTGCTGAAAAGAACGGATATGTTCTTTGTGTTGACGTTTACGGAGCAAGGGAAGCCCAGGAAATTAGAAAATACAATCATACAGATTTTTCTTATGATAGAAGCATTACAGACAAAATCAAGAAACTGGAAGCAATGACCGTAGAGCGTGGAGCATCTGAAGCAGAAGCGGAAAGTGCAAAAGTTATGATTGAAAGACTTCAGAAGAAAGCAGAAGCAGCAACAGAGAATAAAGAAAAATATATTGTCACTGGTATGATCCCAGGGCATCAGGCACACCCAAATAGATGCAATTGGCACATTGAGAAAGACGGAATCATTATTGCAAAGGGCAACGGAATTTTAAAATACTCTGGAATCTATTATAAAGAGAGCTACAAAAGAAGAACAGAAGATGAAATTAAAGAACAGATAAGAAGAACAAATAGTGGACGCAGTTGGTTTAATGATACGGAGTTAGAAAAGTCAGTCAAATACCAGATGGAAGAGCAGGAAGAAATTTTAAAATTAAAATCTGATTTTGACAAGTTTATCAATAAAATAGAAACCACCTGTGGTGGACTTCTTGGAGAAGGTGATGGCTTCATTTATGAAAAAGTAACCGTTACAGAATACAAAAAGGAAAACAAAGCAGTTGAAACAGTAAGCGGAGATGTTAAGGACGGACAGCACTTTATTTTGAAAGGCAGTTTTAATCATAATTGTTATAGGGGACTCGTTTACCGTATTCACGAGAACAAGACCGAAAGAGAATCATATTTCACGGCCTACAAACTAAACGGAAAATTGACAAAAGAATGCACCGGATCAGCTAGTCAAAATAACCGTTGGGGAACCTTTGGAGGTAAGTTCCTTAAATGGGTAGAACAGGGGCTTATTTCTTGGTGTGATATTCAGGAAGTAAAAACCCCTTATGAGGTTGAAAAGGTTGTTAAAAAGACCATCAAGGCACAGAATAATATAAATAATGAACAAACTAGCGTAGGAACACAAGAAGCAAAAGAAACCATTAACAATAATTATACCTATGATATTGCAGAAGATGTTGACACACGAGACAACTCTATTATCTGGGTTGTAAAGATAAAAGAAAAATTATCTAGAGAAGAGTATAAACAAGTTAATGATTCTATGGGAGATATCGGCGGTTACTATTCCCGATTTAAACATGGCTTTATATTTAAGTCAAACCCAACAGAGTTGTTAACCACCGATTTATCAAGTATTCAACAGGAAGAGAAACAAACAGAAACAAAAACGCAGCCAGAGGAACCAAAAGAACAGCCGAAACCAGTCATTGAGTATAATATTGCAGAAGATAAAAGTCTAAAAGATAGTAAAATAATCTATCTTGTAAAAGTCAAAAATGAATTATCAAAGGCAGATTTTGCAGAGTTAAAACGGAATCTTGCAAAAATAGGAGGATTCCATAGCAGTTTAAAAGATGGATTTGTTTTTAAATATGACCCAACAGAAAAATTGATTATTTAGGAGGATTAAGCAATGACTATAAATAATATGAAATATGGAATTAGCACATTACCAGAGAATTGCATGGCTTTTAAAGATGGTTATAGGTATGGAGCATATAGACAGAATTTGAACGATAAAAATGATATGCACATTGTAGAATTTTTCAAGACAGAAAAAGAAATTCAGACATTCGTAAACAACAACAGAGAATATGGAAGGAGTAATATTTGATGTTTTCAAATAATCCGGATTTTTACCCAACGCCAGGGC